TACGCGTACGCCAAGAGCATGAAGTTGCCGAAGCGGCCGAAGGTCGAGAAGGACAGGAAAACAGTGGACCCGTCGCCAGACGAGATCGAGCGGCTGAAGGCGATGCTGAAGGAACGGCACATCCAAGAGCGGATGCGTGAAGACGTGACCAACACGCAGAGCAAGGTTTCCAAGTGGCGGCGAGGGATATTTCAGCCGAGAGGTGTGGCGTAGAACGCTTGCGATCAGCGGCATCGAACACAGGAGATTGACACATGAGCGACGGTGATGAGATGTCCGCTGCATCGCTTGGTTCTCACGGGCCGGACGCTTGGGCCGTACTGCTGCCAGGCAAAGAAAAAAGGCTGCGCCTGACGCGACAAGAAGCAGAGGATCATCTTGAGTTCTGGCTGCACAATCACCAGATTCGGTCGGTCGATGACGGGAAGATGGTTCCGTTGTTTGCGGTTTCTGAGGCCGAGATCGACGCTCTGGAATACGTTGTTGTTGAGGGACGCATGGCGAGCAAGCAAGACTACGGCGTCTTGCGTGCGCTGCTCGTCAGGCTGCGGCCAGAGTGGGCAACCAGCGGCGATCTTGGATTGCGACCAGAGGAAGGCGACCTGCGAAACGGTTCACCGGATGGACGCGAAACGGTTCAGTGAGAACGCCAGCGATCAGCGGCTCGTCCGCTGCATCGCGTGGTTCTCACGGTAAGATTGCGGCCGAAAGGGGATTGCGATGGGTACATACAAAGCCAAATGCGACATCTGCTACGCCGAAAACGAGGTGCCGAACTACGGCGATTGGACGTGCAGCAAGTGCGGCCAGCGGTATGACTACGACGAAGGACACCGCATCCGTCTGACCGAGGCCCAGTTGCAGGCCTTGCGGCACCAGACGCCAGCGATCACGGACTTGGAGCGCGAGGCGCTAGTGGCATTTGCTAGGTCATGGCCTGCGATTGGCGTCACGGTAGAGCACGCCGAGACGCTGCGAAGACTCTTGGAGCGGCTAGGCTGAGAACACGCAGGATCAGGAGCATCGCATGAGTGACGAAACTACACCGCAGGACTCGGCAGCGATGTCTCCTGCATCCGTTGGTTCTCGCGGACTGGACATCATCGACCGTCTAGTCGCCTGTGAGACGCGGCCGTTGGTGACTATGGGTGAGGATTCCGAAACGCTACGCCGAGACGCTGGCGCGTGGGTTGAGTTGTGGAAAACGCTGCAAGACGCTCGCGCCGAGATTGCGTACCTGCGAAGGAACAGAGATCAATGGGCCGCTAAGGCAATGCTCGCGCTGGGGCAAGCGGGAGCGGCCAAGATAACCGATGCCGAGCGAGAGGCTATTGCGTGCGGCATCGACGCCATCAGAGATCGATTTGAGGGATACGAGGACTGCGAGCCGTTGCAGGCAACGCTCCGCTCTCTTCTGGAGCGGACGAAGTGAGAACGCCAGCGATCAGCGGCCCGCGACCTATGACCATGAACAAACCAACCGACGCTCTCGCGGGTCCGCTGCATTGCTTGGTTCTCACGGCATTCCTGCTGGCAGGGTCTATGTGGACTTCAGAGCCTCGCGGGCAGGAATACGCTTTGCGGCATGGCGACACGGTGCTGTTTTGGATTCCCGACGAGCGACAACCGGCCTATGGAGAGGTCTGCTATCTGTGGGGCTACGTTCCGGCGATTGTTAGCGGCAGCAAGACGTTTCGCTTTTGCGATGTGCAGTGGTGCTACGGTGGGCTGTAGACACAAGTGAGAACAAGTATTCGACAACACCTTCGCCGCCTAACACGGCGCGGAAATGCGTTTCACGGCCGAACGGCGCGAAACGGCCCGAGAAAGGCGGCGAAGCGGCGAGTGGTAGGCGTGGACGCTTGACACGCTCGCCATCCTGCGTGAGTCCCGGCGGATACCGGGAGTTCACGGAGGATTGCCATGCGTTTGCTTCTCGCCTGCCTTGTCGCCCTGGTGTGCTTCACGGTTGAAGCCGCCCCGACTGTCGTGGTCACGGCCCAGGATCACGCCACGATCATCGCCCGTCGCGGCGTGCTCGTGCATTCGAGCTGCGGCCAGTACGAAGGGATCGGCTGCGGCTCGACGCCTGAGGCCGCCCGCAGGAACTGCTGTTTCTTCGGCAAGCGGGTGATCGTCGAGGAAGGCGTTGCCTACTCGCCGGCCCGTCGCCAGTGGTTCGCCGTGATTCGCTACCGGTGATCCTTGGCCACCACGTTCTCTGTACCGGGCGAGCCCGTCCCGCAGCCGAGGCCACGCGTCTCGACTCGGGGCGGGTTCGCACGGGCGTATGTGCCAGCCAAGCACCCAGTGCATGCCTACCGGCAATCGCTGGCAGCAGCTGCTCGAGATGCTGGCGTCACGCGAACCGACGAGCCGCTCAGTGTTGTCATCGACGCCGTCTTCGTGCGGCCCAAGTCGCACCTGCGGAAGAGCGGCGTAAAACCAGACGCGCCGAAGCTGCCCAGGCCCGACGTGGACAACATCGCCAAGGCGTGCCTGGACGCGTTGCAGGACGTGATCGGCGATGACACATGCGTGGCTCGCCTGGTGATCGAGAAGTCATACGGCACGGAGGCACGGACAACCGTGCGGATCGGGTGAGCGTTGCCGTCATCATCCCCAATCGCAACATGGCCGCGACGCTGCATACGTCGCTTGGCAGTGCGTGCCATCAAGGCCCAGACGAGGTGGTGGTCATAGACGATGCCAGCACCGATGACAGCCTGGCCGTTGTCGAATACTGGGCCAGCCAATTCCCGTGCGTGCGGCTCATCCGCCACAAGGAAAAGACGCCTTGCCACTTGGAAGCGATGCAGGCTGCCTACGAATCCGTGGCGAGCCGGCACATCATCGCCCTGAGTGCCGACGACATCCTGCTGCCTGGGCTGGTGACGGCGATCCGGCGGCACATTGAGTCGCCCGTCGTGTTCACGAGCTACGACGTAGTGCGTCCTGACGGCTCGCACATTCACGCCGTCAGCCAGGACGTGAGCGAGCCCCGCTTGATGACGCCCGACAACGTGCGTGAGCGTCTGCGGTCAGGACGGAACGCCACAGAGACGGGCATTGGCTCGTCCCTGCGTTCGGACGTGGCCGCCTGGCTTTGGCGTCACCGCTGGCAGGACATGGGGCCGCACATGGACTCGATCGGCTACGCCGCTGCAGCCGCGATTCACGGTGCCACATACCTGCCGATCACCGGGGCCGCTTACACGATGACCGAGAGCAGTTACGGCCGCGACTCAGTGAACACGCAAGAAAAGGCGTTGCACTGGGCGAAGCGTTGCTACGAGTTTCTGGCGCGTGCCGGCGTCGATGACGAGACATCTGACGCACTGATCATGAAACGCTGTGGTGTGAGGGTGGAACGATGAACATCCCCGACCATCTCATCTACCCGCTGGAGCCGTTTGCTCAGCTGTACCAGAAAAGGTACGCGGAAGGCATGGCCCGGCTGGCCAATTCCAAGGTCGCCTTCGTGGGCCTGGCCCGCAACTGTGCCGTGCGGCTGGCTGAGAACCTCGGGCGGCTCGAGCACCTTGTGCGGTCGTGCAAGTCGTGGGCACTGCACATCGAAGAGAACGACAGCACAGACCAAACGCTTGAGGTGCTCCAGGCGTTCTCTGAAGCGTATAAGCAGGCCACGTTCACATCGCAGACGCTTGGCCGCGAGCACTACGGGGCCGAGTTCGCAGGACGCAGGACGATTGCCCTGGCCGAATACCGCGACGCGTGCCAGCGGTGGGTGCGTGACTGTGCCGCCGACGCCGACTACGTGATCGTCATCGACTGGGACCAATGGGGCGGGTGGTCGCACACTGGGCTGCTCAACGGCATCGGATGGCTCGTGGAGATGCCAGGGGCTTACGGCATGGCCAGCGTCTCACTCAATGAGTTCACGATGCTAGGCATGGGCGAGGATCGGCAGCCGAAGATCGGCAAGGGATGGACGCACTACGATGCCTGGGCGTTGCGTGGAGTTGGGCAGTCTCGCTGCTACTTCGACGACTACACCGCCGGGATTGGCGGATGGAAGCACCAGTGGCTGCCGCCGGTTGGTTCGCCGCCCGTGCTCGTCTCGTCTGCATTCGGCGGGCTGTGCATCTATCGCACGGAAGCCTTCCTGCAAGGCACATACGACGGCGTGAAAGACTGCGAGCACGTTCCGAAGCACGCAAGCATCGCTAAGGCGACGGGCCAGCACTTGTACTTGAACCCGTCGCAACGATGCGTCATGGCTTGGATGACCGACAATGAAGGGCTGCACGGCGACCATTAGCGTCGCCGCATTCCGAGCCGATTGGCTGACGCACATGCCGATGCGGGCACTGTGCGAGCGGTGGACTATTAGCCGCGACCAAGTCATACGCCTTAAGCACGTCTGGCATCTGCCACCCCGGCACGACAGGCGACTGCGGGCCAAGCCCGTCCGGCAGCGTGACCCGACGCCCCGCGAGATCGAGCAGGCCAGGAAGGAGATTCAGGCGACGTGGAGCGAGGAAGTCCGCGAGGACCGCCGCGTCATTAAGAGCCAGCCCGTGACGCTCAAGCGGATCGAGCTGACTGACGAAGCCCGCGACGCGTTCGAGGACCAGGCCGGCGAGGTGCAGTGGTGAGCGGCAACGATCACGTACAGCGGCGGATCGTCGTGGAGTACGGGCAGCTGTACGCGTACTGCTACATGACTGACGGCAACGGCAAGGTGCTCGAGGAGGAGCGGTTCAAGCAGCCCTTTCGGCTCGACAAGCGGGAAATCGCAGACGAGGCAGAAGACTGCTACCGCTCGGTGTGGGATTGGCTGAACGACACCGTGAACGTGACGCCGCTGCAAGGGGATGAGGACGAGGAGGCAGAATCGGGAGAGGAGGACACGCCGTGACGAACTACGAAGCCACGCCCGCCGAGCTCGACAAGTACGGGGCCAACCTCAACGTCTGGCAGCAGATTCAACTGCTGTCCGCCTGGTCGCCGCTGATCGGCTACGGCCAGCGGTTCGTTAACGAGGTGGACCCGTACAAGCGTTCCATCATCGTCGGCGAAGCCTGTGAGTGGCTGGCGTCCAAGACGAAGGCCGTGACCGATGACCAACTCGTGCGGCTCATCTCGGACGTGCTGAAGACCAAGGAAGGCGAATCGCTCGTGCGGTTCTGCCTGATGCAAGTCGAGGGCCGCAAGTGAATGTCGAGCTCGCATTTCGTGCCGGTGCCCTCGCTCTGGCGGTTGCTCTCGCGGTGGCTCCCTACTGGCCGCAAATCCGAGCGGCCGCGAGTCGTGCGGTGGAAGCCGCAAAAGAAAAGGCCGGTCTCCTGACCAGGCTTGCGGCCGTCGCTCTGCTGGTCGCTGCCGCCTGGGGCAAGGTGCCGCTGCCGACGTTGCCAGCCAGCCCCGTGGCTCCCGTGGCCGTCGAGACGCCGAGTGCCGAGATGCAGAAGTTGGTGCAGCCGATTGCCGATGCCCTGCGTGGTGCCTCGCCTGTGGATCGTGCCCTGTGGGCCGAGGTCTGGACCAAGGCCGCGACGGTGGCCGCTGGCGATGCCGTGACCACCGAGGTGGTCTTCACGGACACCCGCTCGCTGCGGGCATTCACAGCCTTGGCCGTGGACATCGCATGGCGTCGCATTGGGCAGCATGTGCCCGGCTCCAACGAATCGCTCAGGAGGGCCGTGGAGGCCGCCTACGGGTCCGCTGTTGGCACGGACGTGGTTCCTGTCACTGCGGACCTGCGGGGCCGTTACGTGGCGTTCTGTAAGGCCGTGGCATGGGCCGGCGTCAACGGGGGCTGACGCATGGCAGAGCACGGCATGGGCTACGTCCCCGACCCGGAAGGTGCCGAGGCGTTCGTAGCAACGCTGCCGCATCCGACGCTTGCGACGGCCGGGCCGGATCTCAAGGCGGCCGATCAGGACGTGCTTCTGTACCCGGCCCTGCTGGCGTGTGACAGCAAGTGGCGTCGTGGCTCGCAAGGTTCAGTGGGTAGCTGCGTCGGCTGGGGCGCGAGCCTTGCCGTGGACGTGCTGGCTGCGTGCGACATTCACTGGCGGAAAGAGCCGGAAGCCTGGCACGGCCGCACGATCGAAAGCAGCCTGTACGGTTTCTCCCGCGTGGAAGCTCGGGGCCAGCGTTCCAACACCGGAGGCGACGGCAGCACGGGCTTTCATGCCGCGAAGGCGATCCGCGACTTTGGCTGCCTGCACTACGGGGTGGACTACGGCGGCACCGTGATCCGCGAGGAAGGCAAGCAGCAGCGGGACCGTGAGTGGGGCCGTAACGGCGTGCCCGACGTGCTCGAGCCGTTTGCCAAGGAGCGGCGGTGCTCAGAGACCACGCTGGCCACCAACTTCAACGAGGCGGCGGCCGCCATCAGCAACGGCTACCCGGTTGTCGTGTGCAGCGGCCAGGGCTTCAGCATGAGCCGGGACGATGACGGCTTTTGCAAGGCCGGCGGCGTTTGGTGGCACTGCATGTGCCTGATTGGCTTGAGAGGCGGCAAGCGGCCCGGCCTGCTCTGTGCCAATTCGTGGGGCGAATCGAACACCGTGGGCAAGCACTACCCCAACGACATACCGCCCGCCGTCCGCAACTGCTCGTTCTGGATCGACGCCGACGTGTGCGACCGGATGCTCTCGGGCCGTGATTCCTACGTCTACGCCGGGTACAGCGGGTTCAAGCCGGCGCAGATGCCCGGCAACTGGCTGGAGGGCATCCTGTGAGATTCCTGCTCGCGTTCGCCGTCGTGCTCGTTGGCTGCGTCGCCACGCTGCCTGGCGACAACGGCGTCACCGCCGACCTGGCCTGCGAGACAGCACGCATGGTCGTGCAGCTGCGAAACGAGATCGCCCCCAGCCCGGCGAGCGACAAGTGCGACAACTGCGTGGACGGCTTCATCGGTGACGGGAAAATCAAAATCGTCTGCCCCATCTGCAAAGGAACGGGGAAGAAATGACGCTGCCAGAACTCCAAGCCCACGTCTGGGATCGCCTGCCGACGCTACAGCGAACGGTTGCCGGCCGTCGCATCGTCTCGCGGATCGTGAAGTCTGCCGTGCGAGGCTGGCCTCTGCCGGTGCTCGAGCAGTGCAACGCCGACGAAACCCAGGTCGTGGCCAAGCACTACACCAAGCAGATCGAGAGGGCAGCCCGCCACGAGTTCGGCATGGGCATCATCCTGACACTCGTGCTCGGGGCTCTTGTGCAAGAGGTCGTAAAGCTCTTGGTTCAATGGTGGCTCGCACGACAAGAGAACCGCACGCAGATGCGTCTGCTGATGCGTGAGGCACGCAACCATGACTGAGGCGGCAAAGGACACCGTGTTCGGCATTATGGAACGCTGGGGCTTTCCGGTGCTCGTGGCACTTGCTGCAGGGTATATCCTGCGGAACGACGTGCTACTGCCCCTGGTGGAAGAGCACCGGTCTTTCGTGAAGCAGTTGGGCGAGACGCAACGCGAGATCAGCCAGGCCGTGGCAGAGCAGACGAAGTTGCTCTACGCGTTGCAGCCCAAGGCAGCCAAGGTGGAGAACTGACGCATGGCGATGAATCCGAAGCTGCTGCGGCCGAAGGCGAGCGGATTTAGCCCGCGCTCAATTGCCGGGCTGTACGCGTGGTGGGATGCGTCCGACTCTGCGACGATCACAACCGACACGGGTGTTAGCGTCTGGGCCGACAAATCCGGCAACGGCCGCAACGCGACGCAATCGACGGGCAACAATCAGCCGGGACGGACTGTGGCGATCAACGGCCGATTGGCGCTCACGTTCGACGGCACGAATGATTCGCTGACGTTTGCGGGAGCGTCTCGCACAGATGAAACGATGCTGGTCGTTGGGCGGCAGCGGGACGATGCAGCCGACACGGCAAACACCAACCGATACGGCACGCTGCTAGGCTCCGCGAGCACATCTCGCGGCCATACGTTTCGCTCCCAGTATGGCAGCACCAATTTTCAGTTCGACTCCGTATTTTCTGGATTCACCTCAGGCACGAACCGCGCCATCCGGACCGTAACCACCAATCGGTCCGGCGAAATCGGCGGCGACATCCCGCTCAACGTCTACACCGTTTCCAGGTCGGCGGCATCGGGGATCGCGCAGTTCATCAACAATCAGGCCATCGGCACCGCGACCACGTCGGAATCGCTGACGCTGGACCGAATCGGAGTGGGAGGCACGTCGAACTACTGGATTGGAGAGGTCTGCGAGATCCTCCTCTACTCTCGCGCGATCACGGCCGCAGAGCGCACACGGGCGACAAACTATCTGATCCGCAGGTGGGGCATCGCGGAGTTTGCGTATACATTCGTATGAGGTTTTTTTCATCATCTGCTGCCGTGTACGAGCAGGTCCGGCTCGCGCTGGATGCTGCGTGGGGGCTCCCCAACGGCCTCGGTACGGCGACGTGCGTTGAGCCAGCGGACACGGCACCACGCGACGGGCAGGGGCGAGTCGTACTGGCCGTCCATGATTCGTTTTGTGAGTTTCCGGCCGTGGCCGAACTGCTGCCCCAACTCTTGGCCAGCGGTGCAGTTGATGAGATCACCGCAGCCGAGTACCAGGCGGCGGTACAGACGCCCGATCCACTGCAAGGCTAACGCCCCCCCACCCTAGCCTAAAGGCACAGGAGACCACGCATGGCCGACTCGATCATCTCGCGTAAGTACCGCGACTTCGACATCACGCTGCACACCGCCACGAGCCTGGCCACCACGCTCGACATGCGTGACGTTGCAGGGGCCGTGCTTTCGATTGGCACGATCTCCACCAACGCCAGCACGCTGCAGATGTGGGTGGGCACCACGCCGACTGGGACGTTTCGCCGGCTGTACAAGAGCGACGGCAGTGTGGCCGACCTCACGCTGGCCGCTTCCAGCACGGAAGGACGGGCCTACTCGCTGCCCGACGAAGTGTTCGGTGCCGAGTTCCTGAAGATCGTGAGTGCCACCACGAACAGCACCGGCACCACGGGTGTGGTGATGTTCAAGAGCTGATGCCGCAACGCATCCCAACACACAGGCCGCTGAGGCTGCGTACCGCCGCAAGGCGTGACGAGAGCGGAAGGCCCAATGCGGCACAGCGTGGGTATTGCTCGGCAGCTTGGTTCAAGATCCGCCAGGTCGTGCTGGTCCGCGACGCGTGGCAGTGCCAGGAGTGTGGCCGCGTCTGTGCCGACAAGCGTGAAGCCCACGTGGACCACGTGACGCCAAAGGCTCGAGGTGGCACGGACGATGTCGGCAACCTGCGGACTCTCTGCGTCCGTTGCCACGGAAGGAAGACGATGCAGGAGCAACGGCGGAAAGTTTGACAACGCACGCAGGCTGAACGTCACACAGGAGGTGTGGCGATGGCTTGCAGGAAGTGCGGAAGCGATTGGACAACGCCGCTCGGCAAGGACTGCAATCGCTGTCCGGCCTGCGACAAGCAACAGCGGTTTCAAGCAAGGAAGCGGGGCAGGTTGCCTCGGGAAACACAGAAGACGTGCCGCGTCTGCGGGTCATTGTTTACAGCCACACCGCAGCGACAGATGGCCATGACTTGCGGCAGCGCATCATGCAGAAAAGCCGGCAATGCCGAAAAATGTCGCCGCCATAAAGCCAAGAAACGAGCTGGCCTGTCTGCAAAGATGGCACCAAGGCAGTCCATTCAGCCAAAAAAGACCTGCAAGCGTGAAGGCTGCGAGAATCTCGTGAAGGCACGCAAGCACGATTACTGCAGCCAGACCTGTGCTGGTGCTGATGCCAGGGAGTTCAAGCGGCCGTTCATGGGGCTGCCTGGCCTCACTCGCAAGGCAATCGCTTTCGCGTCTTGGTTTGTGGATGAGTGGGAGCCACAACGAAAGCGAGCATCAATCGACAAGGCGTCAGTGAACTGCCTTGTTTGCCAAAAGCCAACAGCAGACGCTAAGCACAAGTTCTGCTCCCGGTACTGCATGAAGTCGTGGCGAGGAGATTCGATATGCCAGAAGTGTGGTGGAGTGATTGCCGATGCCCACTGGTGCACAACAGCGTGCAAATCATGCAGAAAGAAGAGTGCGATTGCGAGCCGCAAGGGAAACAGAAGTAAGTTTAGGAGTCGGGCCAGGAAGTTTGGCGTTGCATACACGCCGATCAAAAGGCTTGATGTTTACAAGCGAGATGGATGGAGATGCCAACTGTGCGGCAAGATGTGCAAAAGAAGATGGATGGTTAGCACGGTCTCAGGATTACCGCACCCACGATGTCCGACGATAGACCACATTGTCCCGATGTCTCGCGGAGGCGGGCACGTGATACACAACGTGCAGTTGTCTTGCTGGGAGTGCAACATTCGCAAGGGTTCAAGACTTATAGGTCAGCGATTGCTGCCAATTGCGTAGACCCCCCGGTAGTGGGGCAAATAACTGCAACCTGCGTTGAGCTAAACCCCACGGTTTCCTTCCGCGTGCGCGGCCGCAAAAATCAGCGGCGTTTTTGAGGTGAGCCATGGTCCGAGGCCGAAAGCCAATCCCAGAGGCAGCGAAGCGTCTGGCCGGCAATCCCGGCAAGCGGAAGATCCGGCCCGACCTGCCGGCCCCGGCTGGATCGCCGCCGATGCCGAAGCGTCTCATGGTCGAGCCGCTCGCTGTGGAGAAGTGGAACGAGCTCGTGCCGATCCTGCTGAGCCTCGGCACGCTCACCACTGCTGACGGCGAAGCGTTGGCGACTTTGTGCGAGGTGTACGCTGCGACGCAGGCGTGCCTACTCGAGCTGCGGGCCACTGGCCCGGTGATGCGAACCGACCTGGGTGGCGTCAAACCGAATCCGGCTGGCCCGTTGTATCGCAGTTTAGTGGCGCTCCAGGCTTCGCTAATGGGCGAGTTTGGCCTGACCCCGAGCAGTAGGACGCGGCTAGGTGGCAAGGAAGAAAAGCCAACCGACGAAGTCGAAGAGTTCTTCAAGCTCCACGGTGCCTGATCTCTGCAAAGAGGGGCAGGCCAAGTACGAGCGGGTGGTGCACTTCTTCGAGAAGATTCTGCGCCACAGCAAGGGGCAGAACGCCGGCAAGCCGTTCACGCTCCTGCCGTGGCAGCACCATGTGATGCGAGAGCTCTTCGGCCGGCTGAACCCAGACGAGTTGCGGCAGCACCGCGTCGGGTACATCGAGCTTCCAAAGAAGCAGGGCAAGTCCACCACGCTCGCCGGCATCGCTCTCTACATGACAGCCTTCGACTCCGAGCCGGGGGCGGAAGTCTATGGTGCGGCCTGCGACCGCGAGCAGGCGGGCATCATCTACCGGGAAGCGGCGTCGATGGTGCGGGCTTCGCCTGCGTTGTCTCGGCATCTCGAGGTGATCGACAGCCGGAAGACCATCGTTCACAAGGCGAGCAACTCGTTCTATCGCGTGCTCTCGGCTGACGCGTTCCGTGCTGAAGGGCTCAACATCCACGCCCTGCTCTTTGACGAATTGCACGCCCAGCGTGACCGGCGATTGTGGGACGCCCTGCGATACGGCGGTGCGGCTCGCCGGCAGCCGCTCATCCTGTCGATCACCACGGCGGGCTATGACCGCAAGTCGATCTGCTGGGAGCAGCACGCATACGCCGAGCGGTGCATTGCCGATCCCACAGTGGACCCGGCATTCTTCGGGTGCATTTACGCAGCACCGCCAGATGCCGGCACCAACGATTCGTGGAAGACCGAGAAGGTTTGGCGGCAGGCCAACCCGTCGCTAGGCGAGACGATCACGCTGGAATCATTCGCGGCCGACGCCAGAGAAGCCGAGCAATCGCCGTCGAAGCTCAATAGCTTTTTGCGATATAGGCTCAATGTTTGGACCACCCAGGACGTGCGGTGGTTGTCGCCTGACAACTGGGCCAAGTGCGGCAAGCCGCTGTCCGGCGATCTCGAGCAGCGTGAGTGGTACGCCGGGCTCGACCTTGCGACCACGTATGACCTTTCGGCATTCGTGCTCGTGAGCCAGGCCGACGATGGCACGTTCGACGTGCTGCCCTACTTCTGGGTGCCGCAGGAGAACGCTGCCGAGCGGACGCAGCGTGACAAGGTGGACTACATCGGCTGGATTCGTGACGGGTACATCAGGGCCACTGATGGCAACGTCACCGACTACGAGGTGATCCGCCGCGACATCGTTGAACTCTCGCAAAAGTTCAATATCAGGCAGGTGGGAATTGATAGATGGAACGCGACGATGCTCGCGACCGCTCTGCAAGGTGATGCCGTCAATGTGACAGGCTTTGGGCAGGGCTACGGTTCCATGAGTAGCCCGAGCAAGCAGCTGGAGAACCTCGTGCTCTCGGAGAAGATCCGCCACGGGAATCATCCGGTGCTGTCGTGGATGGCTGGCAACGTGGCAGTGCAGACCGACCACCAGGGCAACATCAAGCCGAGCAAGGCGAAAAGCACGGAACGCATCGACGGCATCGTCTCGCTGGTGATGGGCCTCGGACTGCACGCCGTGGCGACTGCGAAACCAGCCGAGCAGAACTGGGACATCATCACCCTATGAACGAAAACGCCGTCGCCGACTACAAGATGTTCGACCTGCGTGGCATCGACTGGCCCGAGGTTTCTTCCAGCCGTACGCCGTCTGGCGTTCGCGTCAACGCCGACAACTCGATGGCGTGCTCGGCATACACGGCCTGCATCCGGGTGATCTCTGACGCCGTCTCGGCCCTGCCGCTCCACGTCTTCGAGCGGCTCGCCAACGGTGGCAAGCAGAAGGCCACGAGCCACCCCGTGTATCGGCTGCTGCACATGCAGCCCAACCCGTGGCAGACGGCCCAAGAGTTTCGGGATTGGATGACGGGGATGTACCTGCACTACGGTGCCAGCTACGCCGAGATCCGCCCAGGTGCTCGCGGTGCCGTGTCGGAGCTGTGGCCGCTGCACTCGTCTCGGATGGAAGCCGAGCGGTTGGAAGACGGCACGCTGCGGTATCGCTACCGCGAGCCGAGCGGCCGGCAGACGGTCTACAGCCAAGACCAGATCTTCTGCCTGCGGTTCACAACCGAGGACGGCATCAAGCCGATCCCCACGTACAAGATTTTCCAGAACGCCATCGGGTTGGCCCAGGCGTTGGAGGCCCACGGGTCCACCTACTTCGGCAACGGTGCCCGGCCCGGCATCGTGCTAGAGAGTGACAACCCGATTCCGGCCGAGGCGGCTGAGCGTCTGCGTGAGCAGTGGGAGCGGATGCACCGTGGGCCGGATCGAGCACACCGCACGGCGGTGCTACCGAATGGCGTTAAGGCTCACGAGCTCAGCGGCAGCAACGAGGCGGCCCAGTTCCTTGAGACGCGGCAGTATCAGGTGATCGAGATCTGCCGGGCGTTTCGTGTGCCGCCGCACATGATTCAAGACCTGACCCGCTCGACGTACAGCAACATCGAGGTTCAGGGCACAGAATTTGTGCAGCACTGTTTATTGCCTCATCTCAAGCGATGGGAAGCCGCGATCTCGCGTGACCTGATCGTGGACGACGAACGGTATTTCGCCGAGCACAGCGTCTCGGGCCTACTGCGTGGCGACCACGCGAGCCGGTCTGCCTACTACGTCTCGGCTCTACAGAACGGGTGGATGACCATTAACGAGATTCGGGAACTGGAAAACCTGAACCCGATCGGGCCAGACGGTGATCGCCACTTCGTGCAGTTGAACATGACCACGCTGGACAAGGTGGGCCAGGATCCGCCGGCCCCGGAGCCGATGCCCGAGCCAGCCGTCGAGGCTGAAGACACACCGGCCGATGACGCCGAAGGCCAGGCCGAAGAGGAGGACACGACAGATGGAACTTGAACGCCGCTGCCTCGCCTTTGAGGAAGTGCCCGAGGCCGAGCTCACGATTGAGACGCGGGCCAATGGCACGCAGGTCATCACCGGATACGCCGCCGTCTACAACCGCTTCAGCCTGCCGCTGCGGGAAGGCGGCTCGCAGTTCCGCGAGATCATCCTGCCTGGTGCGTTTGACAAGATTCTGACCCGCCAGCGTGGCAAGCAGGACGTGGTGGCGTTGCTGAACCACAACAGCGATCTCATCCTCGGTCGCACATCAAGCGGCACGCTTGAGTTGTCGAGCGACGAGAAGGGCTTGCGGTACACGGTGACGCCGCCCGACACGCAGGTGGGCCGCGACACGCTGGAGCTCCTGCGTCGCCGCGACCTCAAGGCGTCGAGTTTCGCCTTCGCTCTCGACCCCAAGACGGGCGAGCGGTGGACGAGCGATGAACAGGGGGCAGTGCGAGAGATCCGTGAGATCTCGATGTTGGCAGACGTGTCTGTCGTGCTGACGCCTGCGTACCCGGCAGCATCGGCCGCTGTCGCCATGCGGTCTTACGACGCGTGGGTTAATTCCCAGCCAGTCGCCGAGCCCACGCCCGAGCCTGCGGCCCAGGCGGATCGTTCGCGTTCGGCCCTGCGGGGCGTCGCCGCCGCCTGGGCTGCTTCTCTGAGGCTTCGCAATGGCTGACGCCCGCTGCACGTGCGGCGAGAAGTTGCGGTGCCGTTCTTCGCGCCCATGCGGTGACGAACGGCAGCGGTATCTGCGTTGCCCGAGGTGCGGTGCCCGTGGCGTGGTGTTTGTGAAAACAACAGTTTCCGAAGTTCGCTTCTGCAAGAGGGATGCCCGCTAGTGCGACCGTGAACTCCATCGGCAATACCGCCGGCGGAGAACACACGTGGACAACCTCAAGAAGCTGCAGGACGAGGCCGTTACCCTCGCCAACCGGATCGACGCCGTGCGGGCCATCGAAGGCGACGCGGACAAGATCGCCGAGCGTGACCTCGAACTCGAGACGCTGACGGCCGACGCCGCCAAGCTCGCCCGGAAGATCGACTTCGAGAAGTCGGTCGCCGACTCGGCGAAGAATCTCCGCAGCGTGGTGGATCGCTGCTCGCCGGCCCCCGAGGCCACCGAGGAGCGGAGCGAGAAGGTCCGCATCGAAGCGGTCCCGTTCTCGGGTCGGCTCCGTGCGTTCGAGAACGCCAAGGACGCGTACTCGGTCGGCATGTGGTTCAAGGCCAAGGGCGGCGACGTTGAGGCCAAGCGGTGGTGCCAGGACCACGGCGTCGAGGCTCGTGCCCAGGGCTCGACCGGTTCCACGACCGGTGCGGCCTTCGTGCCCGACGTTCTGTCCTCGACCGTGATCCGGCTCGTGGATCAGTATTCCGCCTTCGCTCAGAACGCCACCAACGTGGTGATGCCGAGCGACGTGCTGCTGTTCCCGCGTCGGACTGCCGGTGCGACCGCGTACTGGATCGACGAGAACTCGGCGATCACCGCCAGCGACCCGACCTCCAACCAGGTCACGCTGACGGCGAAGAAGGTGACCGGGGCGGTGGTCATCGCGTCGGAGCTCCTGCAGGACTCCATCGTGTCGATCGCCGACTGGATCGCTGCGGAACTGGCTTTGACGCTGAGCAACGCCGTCGAGTCGGCTGCGTTCAGCGGCAACCCGAGCAACGCCCCTGGCGTGGCCGGGCTTGTGACCAGCCACACGGGTGGCCTGCTGGCTTCTTCGGCTGCCACCTACGCGGCGTCGCTCGTGACGGCTGCCGGTGACACGCCCGACGAAGTCACGAAGGCGAATCTGCTGGCCATGATGGCCAGGGTTCCGCAGCACAGCCGTGCCGGTGCCAAGTGGTTCTGCTCGCCGTTCTTCTTTGCGGCGTGCATGCAGAACCTCGACCTCGCCCAGGGCGGGTCGGTGGGTTTGTCGCAGGGCATGGGTCCGACGTTCCTCGGCTCGGAAGTGGTCCTCACCGACCGCCTGCCGGCCGGTGCGGACTCGACGGGTGCCATCATGGCGCTGTACGGCAACATGGCCAACAGCTCCTACTACGGCATCCGCCAGGCCATCGAGATCGCGTCCAGCGATCAGGTGAACTTCCTGTCGGATCAGACCGTGATCCGTGCGGTGGCCCGCGTGGCCATTACGCACGCCAACCTGGGCACCGACACCGTCGCCGGCCCGATGATCGGCCTGGTGGGTGCGTGAGCCTGACGGCTTGACGTGAAGTGCAAACTGGGCGGGCCGCTCCACAACGGGGCGGCCCGCTCTCTTTTATTGAGGCACGCATGCTGGTCAAGGTCGGCGGCACGGAAGTTGACATCCGTGTGGAAGCCATCCTGTCGATGCCCAGGTTGAGTTTTACGGCCAACCATTTCGCCTGGGCTCAGGCACTCATGCCGCTTGGCATTCGCCCCACGATGGGCACTGGTGCGTTCTGGAGCCAGGTGAATACCCGCGTGATGGAGCAGTTCATCGACAAGGCCGAATACCTGCTGGCCATCGACTACGACACGTTTTTCACGAAGGAAGACATCGAGCACCTCTTCGCCCTGGCGATGACCTTCCAGTGCGACGCCATCACGGGCCTGCAGACCAAGCGAGAAGACGGTCGCCCGATGCTCACGCTGAAAGGCATGCTGGACAATCCGCCGCCGGACGGCAGCACCAAGGTGGATAAGGCGTGGTTTGCCGAGCCGGTGCAAGAAGTGGACTCTGCCCACTTCGGACTGACGGTCATTTCCACGGCCGCACTCAAGCGGTGCAAGAAGCCGTGGTTCTGGAGCAAGCCCGGCCCGGACGGCTCGTGGCATGAAGGCCGCGTCGATGATGACATCTGGTTTTGGAAGAACTGGCGAGAGAGCGGCAACAAGGTCTACGTTTCGCCCCGCGTCGTGCTAGGCCACGGCGAGTACGTCGTTACGTGGCCCGGCAAGAATCTCAGCAGCCCTGTTTTCCAATGGGCAACCGAGTTCACGAACACGCTGAAGCGCCCTGAGTCTGCATGGAGTGTGCCCCAGTGAAGAAAATCACATTTACCCGCGCGTGGCGTGCCTACCGCAAGGGGCAGTCGGTTGAGATGACGGGCGGGCTGGCGACGCAGCTGGTGGCTCAGGGCGTGGCCATCGAAGACCGGCAGCAGGATTTGATCGAGACGGCCGCCATCGAGCACGACGCCGAGACGGCAGACGCCACGCCCAGGAGACGAGGACGCCGTGCAGTACCGAAGTCTGACCAGAGCGACGCCGCCAGCGGTTGAGCCCGTCACGCTCGCCGAGGCCAAGGCCCACCTGCGGGTTGATACCAGCGACGATGACACCTACATCGGCACGCTGATCGCTGCGGCCCGTGAGTGGTGCGAAGAGTATCTTGACCGCACGCTGGTGCATACGCAGTGGGTGGTGCGGCTTGACACGTTCCCGCCGGACGGGACGCACGACATCGAACTGCCACGCCCGCCAATGGCTGCCGCTGGCACGGCCACGG